GTTAGATCGTCAGGAAGTTCCTGTTCGATAACCTCTTCTGTGTCGTCCTCTTCATCCGGGTCGGACTGTTCGTATTCATCTTCTTCCGAGTAATCCTCGGCTTCAGTTTCTTCCGCGTCGTCCTGAGCCTCTTCAGGCTCTTGCGCCTCGGCCTCGTCTTGGTTGTCCTCATCTGGGCCAAGCAGTTGGTCGATGGCTAGTGTTGCTTCGTGGAGGCCGATCCCACCACTGGGGTTGCCGACTTGTTCCGTCATATAGCACCTTCTTTAATAAATGTTAACTCCTCGATTTGGCGACTAAGCCGTCGTCAAGGATTGCCTGTAGGCGGGCTTTCAAACGCTCAAGTCCTTTGAGCGTGTGAAACATGTCAGAGCGTGCGCTATCATCGGCCAAAGCCGACATGCGCCACTCTTCAAAAATATCTCTTTCCACTTCGGCAAAAGCCTCCTTGAGAATATCATCCTCAAGAAGTCGCTTTGCGTGGTTAGCTTTTGTAATAGGGTCCATTAGATTAACGGCCTATAGATTGAATTGGTTGGCATGGCCGATTGTGCTTGAGGAGAAGCGCCCCCCGAAGCAAGGAGGCTATACTCCGGCTGGAAGAACATAGCTTCTGGACCAAAACCATACCGCTCATAATCCGTGATGTTTGGATTGGCGCGCATATCTTGGCCTGCACCAATACCCGCGCCCGGTCCGAATGGAGAGACATACGGCGTTCCCGCACCTGTACCGCCGCCAGCAAGAAGGCTCTTGAGAAGATCGGCCCCGATACCACCAATCGACAGAATTTGTGGTATGTTTAGGCCCGTGCCTAGAACGCCGCCCTTATCAGGAGAGGTGACACCTGCGGTCTGCGCTGGCGTAAGCGCACCAGCCGTTATCGCAGGCAACGCTGCTCCGATGCCCGGTATTATTGGTGGAGGAGCCACTGCCTGTGGCGCGCTAACAACGATGTCGCCTGTAGCTTGGTCAATACCATTGACGACGTTCGAAGCACCGCCACCTGTAGCGGCCAAAACACCACCAATAGCGGGTATTGCGGCTAGTGCTTCTGCCGGTATAACAGGCTGCTGCATACCTGTGACAACAATGTCTTCCGGTCGTGTGGTGGTAGGTTGTTGCTGCGGCAAAGGTTGTGTTGGGGCTAACGCACCCGAAAGCATTGCGCCAACCGGAACGGGGAACGCAGCCCCGAACGGTAGTCCTGATCCAGATGCGAGTTGAGGTCCGGTTACGGTTATCCCATCATAAGGGGTATCGCCGCCAGTGACTTGGCTCAAGCCTGCGTTACCTGCTTGTGATAGAATTGCTTGGCCGAGAGCGCCACCTGCGGCTTGTAAACCTTTCGAAAGGCCAGTGACCACAATGTCGCCCGCAGCTTGGCCTGCGGCTTGACCGCCAGCCTGTGCTACGCCTTGCGCTGCGCCTCCGCTAACGCCGCCCAATGCCCCGCCTATAGCTTTATCAAGCCCAGTGCCGCCTACTATACCGGCGGTAGCACCACCGAGTAACGCGCCTTTGAGAATGTCGTCGCCCTTGAGCGCCGCGCCTAAACCCCCTGCGCCAGCGGCAGCCCCCACTTTTGTAAGAAGGTCAAGCCCTGCGTAGCCCGGTATAAAACTTAATGCCAAAGGGGCCACAGTGCCAACTACATCCGCGATCTTGCCCAGTGTGCTTTTGTTGAACTTCTCGCTAGCAACAGGTTGATAGTTATCTCGGGTGTTGCCTGTCTCAATTTGGTAGTCAGCTTTGCGGCCCATTGTATCGGTCAGGTTCTGACCCATTTCGACGGCCTTCTGTGCTGCCTCAAAACCCGTGCCTTCAAACAGCACAGTGTTGGTGCTGCGGTCAACAAGACGCACAAAGTGGCCGGGCATCATTGCGAATTGGTTGTTGCCGCCATAGGCGGTTGGGTTGCCCTTATTCGAAACGGGAGCAGTGATAAGTTTACTTGCGCCGCCCGGTACAACATAGCCGGGCGTCATGCCCAAACCGAAACCACCCAAAGACGGGTCAGATGTGGTAATGCCACTAAAGCCGCTAAAGTCCAAGCCAGCCAAGTAATCCGCAGCAGCAGAAGGCACGGCCTCTTGCGTCATCGGCTCTACAGCTTGAGTAGCAGCCAAAAGCCCTTGTATGCTTGGATCATTAGCGTAAAAATCTTGAGCCATTACATCATACCTTCCGGGGGCATTTCGGGTTGCATCTGCATTTCAGGTGGCATCTGTGCTTGTTGAACGGCCTGTGCCATCTGTGCGTTCTGCGCGGCCTGTTGAGCCTGCATAGAAGCGCGTTCCATTTCACCTTGCTGGCGTAGGAACTCACGGTCACGCTGCATCAATGCTTCGATGTTGGCTGTGTTGACCTGCGTCCCGTACTTGGCTTCAATCTCCGCAGCCTTAATCATAAGGTCGGCATCGAGTTTGTCGCGCTCACGGTCGTCCTTGCGTAGCATCTCTTCGCGCTGCAACTCAAGTTCGGCTGCCTTCTTCTGGATGTCAGCGCGGATTGCTTCCATCTGAACCTGAGACAGCATCTCTTCCGGTGACGGCTGCGGTGGTGCAGGCGGGGGTGGAGGCGGCATCATGGCTGGGTCTTTGAAGAACACAGTCGGGTCTTTGTATCCAGCCAGCGCCATCATCTGAGCCAACGTATTATAGTAGCCCTGCATGTCAACCAGCGGAGCGCCCATCTGCATGAGCATCTCTTGCTTGGCAGCGACTTGGCCTAAGAATGCCATCTTCTCTTCGTTGCTACCAGTCCCGATAGCGACGTTGACGACAACATCCATGTTCGTGTCCCACACACGCGGGTCAATCGGAACGAACGTGTTGCGCAAACGCACCATGCGCGGTGCGTCTTGGTTCTTGGCGATAAGCTGCATCGACTTGCGGAACAAACCCTTCATGCCCGTCTCGGCGAAGATACGGCAGATCAGTTCGATATGTTGCGCCGCAGCAGTAATCGTGGCTGCGACAGCAGCGCGGGTCGAAGACTGAAGCGCATTCGCGTCGAGGCCAGACGCGGCCTTGGAAATACCTGTGCGGTTCTCGCGCAGTTCGTCCATGTACTGCAACATCGGGAAGGCTTGCGACCCGACGAATGGCATAGTGAACGGCTGCACCATACCCGGTGCACGCATACGGATGATACCACCAACTTCGGTATTCATCACATCTTCAAGATTGACTTGACCCTCAACAACACCCGTGCGTGGGTGGATCGACTGAGCCAAGCTATCAAGCGTGTTACGCAGGATGTTCGACTTGATAAGCTGAATGTCCATCGTCACGTCGGCAATCGACATGCCGAAGAATGTGTGCGGCTCTGGGTCGGGGCAGAAGTCTACGAACGGAATAAAGTCGCAAGGTTCGTAGTGAAGTACCTTGTTGGCCGTGCCCGCAACGCAGACGCGGCAAAGTTCCGCAATCCCGTCGCCGTCCATGTCAACATACACATAGCCCTCAATGTAAAGGATTTTGCGCGATGTCGTATCTGTGCGGCCGGTAATCTGAACGAACGCTTGCGGGTTACGGTCAAAGGCTTCTTCATTGCCTTCGAAATCGTCCAGCGTTTCGAAGCCAAGGTCTTGAACCTCATCGAAATCGTAACCCATCTTCACAAGATCGGATACGGTAACGTAGCGGCGGTGGGCTACAAACTCGGCCGTCTCGATAGAACGTGCACGGCGGTCAATCAAAAACTCTTCGGGCGGTACGGACTGAACGCGTAGGCGGCCCTGCTCAGTTGTACGGACTACTGTACAATCATATGTCGCGGGCTGGGTCTGGCCCATCATGCCCATCGGCGTTTCAGTGACCGTCTCGCCGTAAGTAATCTCTACGTCCTTGACTTCGATATTGGCATCGGACTGAAGGACGGAGAAGGTAGCCTCGTCCAGACCCGTGAAGTAATGGGTCGTGACATTTTTTTCGGTATCCCACCAGACTTTCATAATCCCGTTCTTACGGATCAGAGCGTCCTTAAATGTGGAGTAGCATTCGTTGAAAAGATTGTTGTCGCGTGTCAGGCAGTAGTTGACGTAATCCGTCGCCTGCTGCGCGCTGTCAATATCTTCAGGGCCGTTCGGTGCAAACTCGACGACGTTGTTCGCCGCGAAAAACACCTTCATAATCGACGGCATCATGGCCTGCACGGTGTCGCGCACGTCCATAGACATTGCCTGCGACCGGCCCTCCTCTTCGTTGCCGAACGGTTCGCCCTTATAATACTGGCCCGCAAGCGCACGCTCCGGCGAGATCACATCGTCGATATAATTTTGCGCGTCGTCAATCTCGGCGATTATAATATTCTGAAGTTCTTCTTCCGATACAGGCTCTTCTACCTGTTCGTCTTCCATATCTGGTTCTTCAATGGAAATCTCTGTGCCATCGGCGAGTTCAATCTCGGTCTCTTTGGTCTTCTCTTCGCTATCGCCGTGTTCAGAGTTGGAGTTAGGAACCCCGGTATCCTGATACATACCTTGGCTCTTAGCCATCTCGGCCTTGCTCGGCTTACGGTTATTGCGATATGCCATATTTTAGCCTTACTTCTTTTTGGATTTGCCAGCTTCAGACAGAGCAATAGCTATAGCCTGTTTGCGCGATTTAGCCAAGGGAGCCTTTGCAGGGCCTTTAGGATTTACGCCAGCGTGCAGTGTCCCACGCTTATACTCGCCCATTACTTTGCCAATCTTCTTAGCAGCAGCGTCCATCTTCTTCATTTCTTTTTACCCTTTGCGGTTTTCGCAGAAGCCTTAAATGCTGCCGCAGTAGGCGCACCCTTTGTTCCCGGCTTGCGCATCTTTTCGCCAGAGCCAGCCTTGATGCGATCCTTCTTGGCCGCAATATTTGCATAGAGACCCATCTTCATTTTGACTTCCCCTTGTTTCGGGCTGATATTGATTTGGCTTTGGACTTCGCGTCTGCTTTAGATGACGCACCCCACGCTTGCAACGATAACAAGAGGCGGGTTGGTTCGCCTTTCGCATTACGCTCCGGCCCCGGCATGTTCCCCATACGCGCTAAGAATGACGCCCTCCGTGGATTATCCCCTGATTTAACAGGCGCTTTCAGATTGGCCCCTTCAGCTTTCTTAAAGTGACTACGCCCCGCTTCATTGAGGCCGCCCTTCGGATTTTGAAAACGCTTCGCAACCATGCAATCAAACCTATCTTTTCGGCGTGTACGCGCCGCGCTCACTCAAATACACGATGGCACGATAGAGAATATTTGTATCCTCTCTTGCGTGGCCTAGCACCAAATTACACGTCGAACAAAGTATGCCGCGAACCTCACCCGTCTCATGGTTATGGTCAACGACAACTAGTCGTTTTTGCTTATACTCTAATGCGTCAGATATTTCTACCTCACAAATAGGGCAAGTAAAATTCTGGCTAACAAGGAATGTCTGGTATTCGTCAACACTAATACCGTATCGCCGTTTGAGATTGCGGGCGTGATGGTATCCGGGGCGTGCGGCTATGCAACGGCGTTGGTTTTCGAGCAAGCACGGCTTACATTCGCGCCGGTAGGAATAGAATTTTTCAATCGGCTTTTCTTCGCCACATTTCGGGCAAGTCTTTGTTTCCACGGATACACTCCCTTTAAACGCCTATAACCTAAAATTTATAGAAAAGCAAAAAAGCGGGGTGGCGGCGCGGTTAGAACAAACGAAGGAGCCACAACGTATCGTTCAGTCGCTATTACCGGCGGCATAGCCTCGCACACCCCATGATGCCCGGCAGGAGAGGGAGAGAAAAACCTGCCGGGCAAAACAAATATATCACATCTTTTGTCTATGTCAAACAACACCACGTATATTCCGACGCAAAGCCCCGCTCTTGTTGGCCATTGAATACCCGTGCATTATGGTTGATATATCGGTGGCAAGGCATAGGCACAGGGCATCCGCCTTATCTGGCGATGGAAGTCCGCGCTTCTTCATGCTCTCCTTACTCTCCACCTGCATCTTACCCGACGACGTAAAGGTGTAGCGCGGTGACGCCAACTCGGCGAACAACTGCTCATCCTTCGGTATCTTCACATCGCGGTTCGCCAGCCATCCTTTACATTTAAACCACAATTCGGCGCGTAGGTTGGCGTAAGTCCCTTTCAACGCAGGGCTTTCCGCGACGTTGATCCCACGCGCTGGCAGGCCCAGTTCGCGCAGACGGTCAAGCACACCCGCTCCCAATCCGATGCTATCAACCAATATCTCGACTGGTTGTTCCGACGGCGGCAGCGCCTCAAACTCAGCTACGACTGCGCCGGTTAGCTGCATCAGGTCCAGACCTTTCCAAGTCTGTATCTCCTCAACAACTGGGCCGCGTCGCTTGGCGAGTGCGGAAGCGTCAGACCCCATACGCGCCACGTCTAGGCCCCACACACTTTTCGTTTGCTTGGCGATCTTAATCTCGCGGTTCATAGCCCCGTCAATCAACTCGACAGGAATGACCGTATCTTCTTCACGCGGCGGGAAGTTACCCAATACACGGACGTGGTACGCTGGGCTGTCTTCCCCATAGCGCAACTGCATCTCTCGAACGAACGCATCGGATACGCGGGGGCTATTGAGGCAACTGACATGGAAGGTTTTCCATTCACCCTTCAGACGGTTGTGGGTATCATAGAACAAACCACTGTTCCGCGTAGGGTTGCCGAGAAGAAGCGTCGTCGCGTTGTGGCCCGACATAGAACCGGACGCAGCTTCATACACACTCTCCGGAATACCGGATGCCTCATCGGCGACAAGCAGCACGTTGTCGGCGTGGATACCCTGCAAGGCTTCCGGCGTTTCTGCTCGGCTCGTTCTGGCGGAGATAAACGCTTCGCTGGACGCAGCCTTCAATTCGATACGGTCGGCCTTAACCTCAATCAAAATCTTCAGCACTTCGGGTAGTTCGTTAACCCATCGCTTCAGTTCCGCGAACATCGCATCGAACAACTGAGCGGATGTCGGCGCGGTAACAACCACCTTCACCGGGTATCGCGTCAAGAAGTAATGCAGCATGGCCCAGCTTGCGGCTGTAGACTTACCTACACCGTGGCCTGAGCGCACAGAGATACGGCGCTCACCTGAACTAATCGCCTTGAGAAACTCAACTTGCCAAGGGTCTGGCTTGGTCCGTAGAATATCACGCACGAACCCAACGGGATCATCACGGTATTTCTTCAGAAACTCCAAAAAGAAGTTTGGCTCAGATTTGGTCATTCTTATCTCCCCTGATTACGCGTGCGATTGTTTGATGACTTACCGTGATACCATGACGCTTTGCTACGATAATAGCAATATCGCGGTAGCTATGGCCTTTAACGCGTGCGGCTTTCATGGTTATCATCGCGTCCTGCGCGTTTGGCTCTGGCTGTAGCTTGGCCTTGCGGCCCGTGCCTAATTTCTTAAACCCAAACGGCACTTTGCCACCGACGTATCCACCTTGTGAGCGCTTCGCTCTTTTACCTGCGGTCACACGTTCTCTGATACGGCGGCGCTCCTCGCCGGAGAAGACGGCCATGATCTCTAGCATGAAGCGTCCGTTGGGATTAGACTTGTCCATCACGTTGCCGTAGCCGTTGATGATGAGATTAATGTTCGCCGTCTCCCAGTCGGCAATCACGTTTAGCGCGTCCCGTGCGTCCCTGAACATACGGTCCAGCTTGGATACTATAACGGTATCGCCCGGCCGGAGGAACGCCAGCTTGCAGCCTTCTTCTCGGCGTAGCAGTGGAACACCGCCGGAAACGCCGCGCTCTTCGTAAATATGGTCCAGTTCCAAGTTATGCGTAAGGGTTATGCCTTGGATTTGGCGGGCTTGGTCATCGAGCGATGTGTTCTCAATCTGGTCTTCAGTTGAGACGCGAGTGTATCCATAAACAGCCAACGTATTTCTCCCGTTTTTCGTGGTGTATCACTGTTACACTTTACTGTTACAGTTTGGCAAGTGAAAAGTTAGGAATTTTTTTGGCTGGGGGATCGTAAACACAAGGGTGTAGGGGGGTAGGGGCCACACCTCGATGTCTGTTCATGTATACGTACGTACCCCCCGCGCAAGGCAGGGGCGGGGGGGGTCAAATTGAAAGTGCCCCTGCCCCCCTATAGGTAAAAAGGCACGTATTACTGCGGGTTACAGACTGTAACAGTGTATTAGTGCTGGACCAAGGCCGTTCGGAAGCGCGTCAAAATGGAAGCGCGGCGGTGTCTATTCACCGGGTGAAAGCGGAACATCGTTCACGCATTATTATATATAAGGGCAAGGCAATTACTGCCATTATGGTTGCGATTGACGATTGACCGAACCGGCCGTTTGTTCCTATTGGCAATTCATCGACAAGCAAAAAAGGGATTAACCAAATGCTATTTGACCTATCACAATATGTTCCGTTCAACGCATTTGTGTTTGTATGGCTAGTAGGCATGCTCGCCTACGGCTCAACCGTTAACCGTAACGATAAAGAGGGGAAGTAATATGTTACACTTAATCAATCACCCGTTCGCATATAATCATAAGAACGTCGACGCCGCGCTTGCCTATGATATTTCGGCGCTATCGCTGGATATCCAATTGCAGATATTAGGCAACGATCACAATCGCTCGCTATTCGCCCGCTTGCCGGAAAAGCTTCTAGGGATCGACACTAACGCGAAAACGATCAAAGGCGAAAAGTACGGCATTAAAACCGCGATATTGTATCTAATGCCAGCCAAGCAATCAGGCGTTCAATTGTGCCCTATGGCCGCAAATGCTGGCTGTGAAAAAGCTTGTCTATTTACAGCAGGGCGCGGCGCTATGTCTAATGTTATGCTTTCGCGCTTGCGTAAAACGTTATATTTCAATCAGTACCGGGAACAATTTATGGCGCAACTGGCAAAAGAGATTGCAGCGCAATCGGATAAGGCAAAACGCAAGGGATATAAGCTTATTGTGCGCTTGAACGGTACAAGCGATATCCGTTTTGAGAATATTCCTTCGCCTTGTACGTTCGGAAAAGCTCAATATTCAAATATTTTTGAAGCTTTCCCCGATATCCAATTTTACGATTACACAAAAATTGCTAATCGCCGCAACATCCCTAGCAATTATGATCTAACGTTCTCTTATAGTGGCGTTGCCGATTATGCGCCCTATGTTGCAAAAGCCGTCGCTAATGGCGAGCGGATAGCAGTTGTTTTTCGCAATCGCGCAATTGTTGAGGCAATGCTAGCTAATGGCGAAACGTTTTTAGGATTGCCAGTAGTTGACGGTGATAACACCGATATTAGGCATTTAGACGCTAAGGGCGTTGCTGTGGCGCTATATGCCAAGGGCAAGGCTCGCAATGATCAATCCGGTTTCGTGGTAGGATAGGAGTTAGGATAATGACAAACAATTGGAAAGCTTGGGCGATCTTAACCGACGGCCAAAAGATTGCTTGGCCTAATCTAAGGCAAGGGCAAGCCAAATGGCGCTTTGATTTTCTCAAGCGCGGCATGTTGTACCGCGGCGTTGAAATTAAGAAGTGCGGCTATCTGCAAGACGGGTAGCGCCATATTAGCCGCGCCGATCAATAGGGCGCGGCGTTTATGGCGCTAATGCCAACAACAGTAAGGGAGAATAAAATGAACCGTACACTAGACACTATCGCCCGCGATATTAAACGCGACTGGACCAATCCCTATTTTGGTGCGGTCCCATATCTTGAGGCTATGCATAGCCTGCAATCGATCCGCGATAAGTACTACTACGACGACGCCGAATCCGTTGTGCGCTATTTCCTATCCAACGCCACAACGTGGAGAGGCGATACCGCCCGCGCAATTAAGGCTGAATTAAAATCAATGCTGAAGGGGGCCTGACCAATGATCAGACCGCAAGCCGCGCCATTAGGGCGCAAAGGCCGCGTATCATCCGAGAGCGCTTGGCCGCTGCGCGGCGTGGATGGAAAGACCTTTGCAGAACGCCGCAATGAGCGGGAGAAAAGCAAATGAACGTTGAAATAGCTTTATTGCTGTTCATGGCTCTAATTGTTTGGGCCATGATTGTCACTGGATACGCAGCGGGGCCGGATTAATGAACGATAACGAACCGCTAGACAACTACACTGAACGCGCAAGCGCAACATTGGCCTATCGCTTGACGGAATATCTAGAGTTTCTTGGTGTGTTAACCGAGCAGCATGTAAACTACCTGCGCTGGCCGCCGATAGAATTAATCGAAGATGCAGAAAGGGATTTAATCGAATGACCGACACTATTGAACAAAAGGCGCTGGCGCTGGTGCTTGAAGCCTTAGAAGCCGCGCCCATCATAGGCTTATGGGAAGACGCAGAGGCGTTTAAGGTAAGGCAAGACAACTGGCTGGAGACCAAATACCGCGATGCACTTGCAGCACTGGAGACGAAGCAAATGACATTAGAGGAAAACAAACGAAAGGCACTGGCATTAGTCGGTCGGGGCGTCGCATGTGAGGTT